GGCGGCGAAGAAACTACGGTAGTTCCCGTATCCAAAATTACTAAACTTGACGGAGGTTCCTTTTAATATGAGTTTGCTTGATAAATTGAAAAAGAATACGACAATCAAAGAGACATCTATTCTTGAGAAGTCGAAATTCTTTACTGAGAAAGATATGATTGCGACAGATGTGCCAATGGTTAATGTGGCATTATCTGGTCGTCTAGATGGTGGCCTTGTTCCTGGTCTGACAATGCTTGCTGGTCCATCTAAGCACTTTAAGACTGCATTTGCGTTGTTGATGGCTTCTGCATACATGAAAAAGTATGAAGATGCCGTTGTTTTGTTTTACGATTCTGAGTTTGGTACTCCACAAAAATACTTTGAGACATTTAACATTGACATGGGTCGTGTACTGCACACACCGATTACTGACGTTGAAGAATTGAAACATGATATTATGAATCAGTTACAAGGCCTTGCAAAAGGTGACCGAGTAATTATCGTGATTGATTCTATCGGTAATCTGGCTTCAAGAAAAGAAGTTGAAGATTCACTTGAAGGTAAATCTGTTGCAGATATGACACGTGCAAAACAAATCAAGTCTCTGTTTAGAATGATTACACCACACCTTACCATTAAAGATGTGCCGATGGTTGTTGTGAATCATACTTACAAAGAAATTGGTATGTTTCCGAAAGATATCGTTGGTGGTGGTACAGGTTCTTATTATTCTGCCGATACAATTTGGATCCTGGGTCGCCAACAAGAGAAATCGGGTGGTGAGATTGCAGGATATAATTTCATCATTAATGTGGAGAAATCACGATATGTTAGAGAAAAGTCTAAGATTCCTGTCACCGTCAACTTTGAAGGCGGTATTAACAAATATTCTGGACTACTTGACGTTGCGATGGAAGGCAACTTTGTTGCTAAGCCGTCTCCTGGTTGGTACGCAAAGGTCAACCAAGAAACAGGTGAAGTAGACTCGCAGAAATTCCGTGAGGCTGATACCAACACTAAAGAATTTTGGAAAGATATTTTAAAGAGTGAGAAGTTCCGTGATTACATTTCTAAAAAATATAGCATCTCTTTTGGTAGCATTATGGCCGAAGAGACCGAAGAAACTGAAGTATAGATTCCAAGATTCACCGCAAGGTGACTCCACCTGGGTAGAGATTACAGGCGGCAAGTATGCTGGCATAATCTACTCCTATGGTGGAGTTAAAATGGATATGGATTCCGGTTTACCAAAACTGTCTTTCGGTTTTACTGTACTACATTCAGGTGAATATGATATTGGCCAGTTGAATTCTGATGAAGAATTTGTTACAGTAATGGGAGACATCCTTACAGAAATTATTATATACAATGAATCGACTAGAGTTAACGATACTAAAAAATCTAATTTATAATGAATCTTATTCCAGAAAAGTTTTGCCTTTTCTAAAGGCCGAATATTTTACCGACAACACAGAAAAACTTGTATTCAATGAAGTACAAGAATTCATTAACAAATATAAAAATCTACCCACTCAAGAAGCACTTGTCATCAATTTCACCGAGGCCAAGTCTTTAACTGATGACCAAGTTAAAGAATCTATTGGTCTTATCAAAGAACTTGATGCGTCAAAAGATGAACCAACAGAACATGGTTGGCTCGTAGAACAAACAGAAAAGTTTTGCCAAGATCGTGCAATCTATAATGCGATCATGGAATCTGTTTCTATTCTCGACAATAAAAAAACTAACAGATCAAAAGGTGAGATACCAAATCTTCTAAGTGAAGCACTTGGCGTTTCGTTTGATTCATCTGTTGGCCACGATTACATGCAAGATTCAAGTGATCGTTATGACTTCTATCATCGACATGAGGCCAGAATTAAATTTGACCTCGACATGTTCAATAAGATCACCAAAGGTGGTTTGCCAATTAAAACTCTGAACATTGCCTTGGCTGGTACTGGTGTCGGTAAATCATTGTTTATGTGTCACGTTGCCGCATCTTGTTTATCACAAGGCCACAATGTACTGTACATTACTTTGGAAATGGCGGAGGAGAAGATCGCCGAGCGTATTGACGCCAATCTACTGAACATCGACATGCAAGAACTCCAATCGATTCCTAGACAGGACTACGATAGGAAATTCGATGCATTAAGAAGTAAAACTCATGGTAAGTTAATCATCAAAGAGTACCCAACTGCCTCGGCATCGACACTACATTTTCGGGCACTATTGAATGAACTTCACCTGAAAAAGAACTTTAAACCTGATATAATCTTTATTGATTATTTGAATATTTGTGCATCGTCACGCATCAAACCTGGTGCATCGGTAAACTCATATTCTTATATCAAGGCTATCGCAGAAGAATTGAGAGGTTTGGCCGTAGAGTTTTCTGTTCCTGTTGTATCTGCTACACAAACAACAAGAAGTGGTTTCTCCAATACCGATCCTGGTCTTGAAGATACTTCAGAATCTTTTGGTTTGCCTGCAACTGCCGACTTTATGTTTGCGTTGATTTCGACTGAAGAATTGGAACAACTCAATCAAATTATGGTGAAGCAGTTGAAGAATCGTTACGGTGATCCAAATCATTTTAAACGATTCGTAATTGGTATTGATCGTGCGAAGATGAGACTATATGATGCTGAGGCTTCTGCTCAAGTAGATATTGCCGATTCTGGTCAAGATGAACCTGTCAATACTTTTGGTAATCGTGAACGTAAGTTTAATTCTAAATTTGAAGGAATCAAAGTATGAGCGTAGTTGCCTTTGAGAGTAAAAAAGATAAAAACGAAAAACAACATAAAGAACATTTGCTGGAGATTGTAGATTTTTTCCGCACAAAAGTTGATGCTGGTGATATTGATGAGTTTGTAATCACCTCAGTCAATAAAGAAGGTGAGATTGAGATTTCAGTTTGTGCTCGTGATTTTGTTGGTGCGATCGGTATGTTTGAAGCCGGCAAGCACTCACTGCTCACGCAACAGATGTTTGACGAATGAAATTAACGCACGAACAGGCCTTGCATTGTGCCAAGGTCTTTGAAGACTATTTCGGAGATTTCAGTCGTATTGATGAATACATGCGAGATCAGAAGTTAAACTCTCTCGCAGAATTGCCATTTGCACTACCTGGTTGTGGCCCTGAAGAAGATTTGTTCTCTGATTTCAATATGAATCCACAAGATATGGATTTTGAAATCGTTGAACTTGAGGCTGCACGTTGGCAATTATACCTCGATATCATTTCATCACACAACAATCTGTCCAGTCCTGGCCGTAATGTTCGTTTGGCTATTCTAGAAAAGAATACGAAGAAGTGGGTTGGTTTTATTCGTATTGGTTCTCCTGTTATCAACATGAAGCCGAGAAATGAACTGCTTGGTTATGTGATGACAAATGAGATTGAAACCACCAGAGCGTTTAATAATTCTGCTGGTATGGGTTTCGTTATCGTACCTGCACAACCATTCGGTTACAATTATATTGGCGGTAAGTTACTGGCTGGTATTTGTTGTTCTCATGAGGTGAGGACGATTCTCAATAACAAATACAAGATGAATACTTGCCTATTTGAGACTACTAGTCTTTACGGAACTACAAAGCAAGTGTCGCAATACGACGGAATGAAGCCGTTTCTACGCTTCGGAGGTACCACCGATTCAGACTTCTTACCGATGATGCACGGAAAACCATACGAAGACCTCAAGAATTATGTTGAAGGTATTATTGGTCAATTCATTCCTGCTGATGCATCTAGTCGTAAACTCAAGATTTCTAATGCCATTATCTCTATGACTAAAGTGGCACTAAAGAGTCATAAAGAAGATTATGATAGGTTTATGTCTGTTATTGAGAAGGCCAAAGGATTGACTGAGAGGAAACGATACTACTATTGCAGTTATGGTATCAAGAACTATAAAGATATCGTTGCTGGAAAAACAGATACTATCATCAAAGATGAGAATTTTGAGAAACACCATCTGGAAAATGTAATTGACTGGTGGAAGAAGAAAGCCACCAATCGTTATGAAACTCTTAAAACTGAGGGCCGTCTAAGAACTGATATTGAGGTCTGGACTGGCGATAAAGAGATTGACATTATACGGTAATTGTGGTAGGATAAATATCTTATTCACATGGAGATATAAATGGCCGATGGAGTTTCAGGTGCAGGTTCAGAGACAACAGCACTAGCTGAAAGTTTACAAGCATATGCTTGTGCTACTCGCCAACATCTAGGTAAAGACCTGACTGATATAAGTCAAATAACATCTAAAACAATTGGAGACGCTGATTGTGATAGAAAACTTGATGCTTGTCTGAAAGGCCTGGATGCTGGATGGTATCACAGCGTTATTGTCACGGCCAATGCTATATTCAAAACAATACGACCTAGTGGTAAATATATTTTCTACCGAGGTGGTAATCTAGTTGGTCAAATCTATAAAGAATTCAGTAAATTTAGAAAAGAGTCTGGACTCACAGGCGATGATAAATGGAATCCTGCTGACATTTGGATGGTCAAAAAAGGATTTAAATTTGAGTCTGATTGGCCAACATTAAGGGACTATAATCGTTATATTTTTAACGAATTCGCACGTAAAACTTTAATTGGTATTTCATTGAAAAAAGTTCCAAAGGGTGATGCACACGCTAAAATTTTTAATGATGGTAAACCATTAATCGCAAAATGGAATGGTTACAAACTTGGTGCGAATATGTTGGATTCTAAAGACATATATTTAAGATATGTTTCTGAAGGAAAAGAAGGAGAAATACAATTGCGAAATTTCTCTAGTCGACCAGTTACAAGTTCATGGCAAGGTGAAATTAAAGGCAAAACTGCAGCAGGCGGAAAGATAGGCGGCGGCATTGTTATGGAAGCAGCCTTGCAATCTGGCATCGTTCGTGTTAAACTTATGATACCAAGTGCATTTCAATCTCAAATTGCAAAACCAAGTGAACAGACATTTAAACAGTTTGCAACGATGTTCAAGTTATTAAGCAATTCGAGAGATAGCATAGATAATTTAGTTAAACAAGCCAAGATTGGTCAAAAACAAGATCAAACTTGGTGGATGTCTAAGTTTTTAGGTGTGCATTATGTCTATACAATATTAAAAGAAAAAAGGCAAAATGAAGTTGTTAAATGGTTATTTGAGTACGGTTCATCCGCAACGAAAAACAGTAGCATATTCATAAAGTTCAGTTAAATGAACACATAGAAGATGATTTTTTTTATAAATAGATGAAAGGAGAGTTTATGTACGGATTCATCTATTTAACGGTAAATAAAATAACCAATAAGAAATATATTGGTATGTGTAAAAAAACACACGATAAAAATTATTTGGGTTCTGGAAAATTACTAAAAAATGCAATTAAAAAATATGGAAGAGAAAATTTTGAAAGAATCATATTACAAGAATGTGAAACTTTTGAAGAATTAAGTTTAGCTGAAGAACATTGGATAGAAAAGTATAATGCTGTTATTGACAAAAATTTTTATAATTTAACTTCTGGTGGATTTGGAGGTAATAGTGACTATTTAAAAGAGTATTGGAATAGTTTCACCGAAGAAGAACGAAAAACATGTCGCAATTGGAAAAAAAGAAATTTATTTGGCCAAAATAATCCTATGTTTGGAAAAAAACATAGTGAAGAAACTAAAAAATTGATTGGTTCAAAAAGTATAAACAGAAATTGGAATAAACCAAACCATAAAGGAGAAAAAAATCCTAGATCCAAAAAGGTTCTAGTTGAAATGTGTAATTTGATACAAGAATATAGTTGCCTAAAAATTTTTGCAGATACGATGAAAAATATTCCTTATTCTACATTAAAAAGTATTGCAAAAGATGGAAGATATTCAAAAAAATATAACCTAAAAATAACATATGTTTAATTTTAACGAATTTTTAACGGAGGAAAATCAAGGTGTTCTTCTTGCTGAAGAAAAAAGCGGCAAGAATGTTCACCTTGAATAGCTGGGCATATTGAAGATGAGATTTTAAATCGTGGCGTTGTCGGTGCGAGAGATGCAATTAATTTCCTGCAATCTCTACGTGACATGCTTGCAGGCAACTCACAATCAAAAGTAAATATCACTACAAAATGGGATGGCGCACCTGCCATTTTCTGTGGTATCAATCCAG